CAAGAGCGAGGCAGGAAGGAAGAAACTCCATGATGCCCTCCATGCGGACATAGATGCCAACAAGCACCATCTGAATGCCCTCTTCAAGGCTCACCACCACATCGTACAGGCAAAGCACCACATGCTGGACGAGTTCGGGAAGAGCCACAGGGGCAAGTTCGACATCGACACGCATGGCGGCGAGGAGCACGAAGGTCTAGTCTCAAGCATGAAGACACCGCACGGCGAGACGATGGTCAAGTTGGTTCGGGAGGGAGAGGGCGGGTTCCCCGCTAGGAACACCGCGAACGCAGCCATCAGGTTCGGGAAGAAGCCCGTCAGCGAGTCTCCCCTGTCGCTCGACATCTCTGCCACCACCATGATGGAGACGCACTACATGGTTCATGGGAGGGATGACATCACGCTCGAAGAGGTCGTGGCAATGCTGCCTTCAAGTGAACTGGAGCAACTGGCGGAAGGCAAGAAGGACAAGATCGTGGTTCGTGCAGGACGGAAGACAGTAGTCCTCAGATAGAGCCATAAAGAATCATAGATAGTGTGTAGAAAACCCCTGCGATGCGGAAACATCCAGGGGCATGGCAAGAAACCTTTCAAGGAGGCTCCCAATGCACACTATCTATCTCGTTCGTAGAGATTCCAAGCCCGTCTATGTCGGCTATACCAGCAGGTCTTTGCAAGACCGCTGGAAACAACACATCCATATCTCAAAGAACCCTAAGTTTCCCTTGCACCATGCCATCAAGAAGCATGGTGCTGAGTCCTTTACCATAGAGACCCTCTATGAGTCGGAGGACGAGTATCACACCTTGAACTACATGGAACACCACTACATCTGGCTCTATCAGACGCATGGGAGTCTAGGTGGATATAACATGACCCTTGGTGGAGAAGGAAACCCGAAGGGACTCACTGAGAAGGAGAGGAAGGAACGGAGGAAGGCTGAAAAGAAGGCTTGGTATGAAGCCACCAAAGAGCGAACCAAAGTTCAACGGAAGGCTTACTATAAGGCTTATTGGGAAACAAACAAGGATCGATACAAGGTTTACAGGGAAACCAACAAAGAAAAGCAGAAGGCTTACGGGAAGGCATGGCAGGAATCCAACAAGCAAAGGGAGAAGGATCGGAAGAAGGCATGGTATCAAGCCAATAAGGACAAACAAAAGGCTAGGATGGAGGCTTGGAGGGAATCCAACGAGGAGAAGCGGAAGGCATACGAGAAGACTTACTACAAAGCGAACATGGTGAAGAAGAAGGCTCAGTCGAAGGCTCGGTATGAAGCCAACAAACTCTTCAAGACGATTGCAACTCTCCCTGAAGCATCCACACCAGCCACATCGAATCAACTAGATCGCTGACGGGATTCGCGATTCTGCCTCCGAACTGATCGGATAGATTGAACCCCGCCTTTGCCGCAAATGCAGAATGCATTGCTGGTTTGTCTGAGTTTCCCTTGCCTGTGGCATATTTCTTCAGAGCAGTTGGTGAGATTAGATCAAAAGAAATGCCGTTCTTCCAAAGCATCCATTTGGTCAATCCCGTTCCCTCTGCTATGTTGAAGACCTTTCCTTTGGCTCCCATCGCATAATCCTCGATGCGAACGGCATCACAGCCACGGACAAGATTTAGAATCCAGTTGGCGATTTGGTCGTACCTCTCCTGCTGATTGGTGTATTCCAAATGCTCAGTACCAACGGCAGAGTACCAATCCGCACACTTTATCGTGCGGACATTCTTCTTGGTTGTGGTCAAGTAGTGACCTACGACAGACGATGTTTTGATGTCTATGATGGTGACGGATGGCGAAACGAGCGAGTAGTCGATGCCAGCGATCTTGTGAAGGGGGTGGGTCATCTCATATACCTATGACCTTTGCATTGGACGGAACCTTGTCGATCACGACGATCCTCCCCGCGCTGTCTCCCTTGCTTGGAGACTTACCGTATATCTTCGGCACACCTTTTACATCGACCGCAGATGGATCGAACCTCTGGTCTTCCCGCCTTGCCCTAAGCCTGAAGTACAGTTCGTGCTCATCGGCATACTGCTTGCTTTCATACAGGTTTCCGCGAAGAACTAGCGTGTTCGACTCAGGTCTGTAGATGAAGTCCACCGTCATTCGACCGATGTACATGTAGTGAACTGGTCCACCGACCTTCTCGTTTCCAACGACGAGTTTTCTCTTCAGGTCTTTGTCTATCTTTCCGTAGATGTCGGGAACCTTGTCGCCCGTCTTCAGGTTCATGGACTCCGTCAGGTGCTTCTTCGCAGCCTTCATGAACCTGGATGCCACGCCGGGAGTGATGGTCTCTATTCCGCTCATGCCGCCGCCAGCAAGGGAAGGAGAGTCTGGTCCCTTGAGCGAGAGGTTCACCTTCTCCTTCCTGCCGTGCTTCGTGACGGTCAGGGTTATGTCCGTGAGAGGTTCAGAGCCGCCGACTTGCCTACCCTTGTACTTCTCGGCATCGACCACTCCCTCTATGACCACCTTGCCAGCCGCAAGGGTGATGGGATTACCCTTGTTCGTCTTCACTCCGCGCTTGACAGCCTCGACAAAGGATCGCTCTTGCCTCTCGGAACTCTCTCCAGCCATCTAGTCACCCCTTCCTTTGCCTCGCGGGGTTCCTCTTCTTGTATGTCTTCTTCTTCCTCAGGCTCTGCTTGTACCTCTGTACCTTGAGATACTCGGCATCAGCCCCGCCCATCTTCATGAGTTTCTCCCCTGCCCTCTTTGCCAGTTCCCGCGTCACCAACTTGCGGATGTGGCTGAGGCTTTCCGGATTGCTCCTGATGCTGCTCCGTGCATAGCCGAGGCATCCCCGTCCTACGCATCTGGCTAGGAACCGACCCACTGCCTTGGCAAAGTCAGCGACTCCCTCGTCCAGTTCCTGAGGACCGCCGACGATCCTTGCTCCTGGCACGGTTGCCTTCGCTGCCTTCATGGCATCGGTCTGGTTGATGGCATTGATGGTCATCCTCCGTGGATTGCGACCTTCCTCGCCAGGCATGCGGTACTTGACCACATAGACCCTGTCGTTTGGTCCCCTAGGCTCCTGAGGATTCGCGGTGGGCTTCTTCTTCATCCCAGGTTCGGCGGGTTCTCGCCGTCATGGAGGCGGGACAGATCGATCCTGCGGCTTGATGCAGGAAGGAAGGAGTTGATGGACGGCTCCCTCTGTGCGGGTGCAGGAGGCTCCACGGGCTTGGGAAGGGATTGGGGGGTCGATGTCCTTGAGAATCTTTCCTTGCCCCGTATCACGCTTTCCACCACCGAGGACGGCTTCCCTGACCTATGGAAAGGCTTCTGGATTTGTTTCTTATCCGTCTGCGGTCTTGGGGGTGCTGCGGGTGGGGATTGTGCTTCCTTGGCGTGGGATCGGACTGAGATTGATTCCTTTGGGACATTGAACTTCTCCTCCAAAGATTCGGTAAGTCTGCGGAAAGTCGTGTTCTCAGGGAGTCGGGTCGCACCTAGCCGCTTGATTCCGTCGTTCGATGTGAATCTGTGCTTCATGTTCTCGTAGGTTCTCCTGTCCTCTGTGAGATGAAGGATAGCCGTGTTGTCGTCGTAGACCGTGAAGAGGGCATACTTGCCCGACAGATCCTGGTCTGTGGACTCCATCAACACCCGTGCAATGCTAGATGATAGCGAATCTGCCATTTCGTTTCCTCCTGTCCTATCTATCCAACGACAAAGGGGAGGGTCTCCCCTCCCCATGATCGGTCGTGTATGACTTGAGGAGTCACTCCACTCCGTCGATCAGACCAGCGAGTTCCTCGGAGATCTCGCCTGTCTCAGCAAAGTCCGCGAGGATCTTGGTCATGCCTTCCTCTCCGTAGAGTTCGATGCCTTCGGCAAGGATGAGGTCGATTGGATCTACTTCCTCGCTCATGGACTTCTTTGCTGCCTTTTTTGCCGCTACCTTTCGGTTGAGTTCTGCCGCCACACTGACAAGTCTGGCGTGCTTAGGTCCATGCTTACTCTTCGCCTCGGCGGCTTGCGCAGGATCGTCTGGATTGGTCAAGAAGACACCTCGAGCGCGTTGACCTCTCCAATATGCTGCATTTTGAATGCGCTTCAACTTCTTCGAGCCAGCCTCGTCCAACTGCCCCGTGCTTTCCATGACCGACTCGGTCAGCGATGTGTATGCCTTGCGATCTATTGCCATTGTTCTTTCCTGTTCTGGGCTTACTTGCCCTTGGTCTTGAGTTTACCTGTTCTCTTCAGCCAGTTGTAGAGAGGACGCATGCCTTCCTGATTGTTCTGTCCGAAGTCTCCCGTTCGTGCCTTCTTCTCGAAAGCAGCCTGTGCCTGTTGCTTCTTCCGCTTGGTTTCGGCGTTCATGTTGTGCATTCCGAATGCACCTTGCACCGCTTCCCTAGACTTGCTTCCCGAAGCCATGCCACGGAACTTGCCAAGTGCCTTGTCGCGCTGTGCTGCTAGTCCTGCTGCCTTTGCGGTGTACTTGCCGCTCTTGCCGATGCGGCTTCCACCAGCCCTGACGGCATCAGCCGATGCTCCACCCTTCATTGCCATCCTTGCGGCAACCTTGGCTTCTTGTTCCGCTGCTGCTCTCTTGAGTCTGGCGTGCTTCTTTCCCTGCGAACGGGCATCGGTGGGATCCAACACGCTGCTGCGGGAAGCAAGGTCTGCCTTGTATGCTGCCTTGCGAAGACGCATGAGACGCTTGTAGCCAGCCTCGTCCAACTGCTCGGATTCAAAAACCTTCTTGCCCTTCGCATTTGCCTTCTGCATGGCTCCCTTGAAGAATTCCGCGAATGCCTTGTCTGTTGCTGGTGTGGTGGGCTTGCCCTTTTTGAAGAAGCCACGAATTGTCTGCTTTCTTGCTCCACCACGACGAAGACGGCTTGCAGACAACTTGTTAAGTTCCTTGTCATATGCATCGGCGGTTTCGCGAGAAGCCCTTCCGCTCGTCCCCGCCTCGCGCTGCGCGATTGATCGCGGTGCGAGGCGGCGAAGCCTACGCAGTCTCTTCACGCCTTCTGCAAGTTCGGTTTCCTCGTCCATCTTTGCCATGTTCCATGAGCGACCGTACATGACCTTCTTCCAACGCTTGCCGTAACGCTCCTTGAATGCCTTCTTGACCTTGGGGTTCGACGCCCAGTCCTCGGTTCCAGGTGCTGCTACCTCCGCGATTGCGCCAGGGTTGACCATGTCGGGATCGTACTTCCTTGCCTTGGGCTTCTCGCCAGCATAGGCATCATCCGTCTTGTTCCCGCTTCCAGCCTTCTTCCTTGCCCTCTTGAGAGCCTTCGCGGCAAGACGCTTCATTGCGTCCTCTATGCTCTCCTTGTGCTTCTTCTCTTCCTCGGTCATGTTCTTGGGGTACGAGTATCCTCCTGCGGAGAGACCCTTGGTCACGCGCTTGTAGAGCGCGGCAGCATCCTCTTTGCCCTTCTCGGTCGGGACATACTTGCCAGCAGCCCTCTTGACGCGCTTTGCCTTCGCATCCCTGTCTGCCTTGGCAAGTTGACGCTTCGATGCCTCGTCCAACGCATCTTCCTTCACAGGAACCCACTCTTTGCTTCGCTTGGCAACGACCTTGCCGCCCTTGCCGTAGAGTTTCTCTTTGTCTTGCTTTTCCGTTCGATTCCGGTTTATCAGGTGATGCTTCCTGCCAGAAGCATCCGCATATTCCTTTGAAAGGGAGTCGCGCTGCGCTTCGACTTCTCGAGTGACAGGGGTTCCTGCGGTCGAATGGTAGAGACTTCTGGCTTTATTGAGCCTACTGGTTGCCTTTTTCAATTCCTTCCTCATCTCATTCCTGCGCTCAGGGGTCTGTATGTCTTCGGTGATGGAGTTCTCGTTCAACTGGACCTGACCAGCCATCCCCGTGAGGGAGTTGTGGAACTCGTCTGCGATGTTCCTCTCCTCAGGCTGTTCGCAGAGGTCTCGGACGGTGTTGCAAAGGCTTCGTGTGTTTCTGCTGTTGTGTCTTTCCATGTGTTGTTCCTTGCTCAGAAGTTCCGTCCGGTGATCATCGAATCCATGTTCGACATTGGGGTTGACATTGCTTTTCCGATCTTCTTCCCGATCAGTCCGATCTGCTTGGCAGACTTCACTATGTTCTTGCCTGTGAAGATCGATTTGCGCTTTCGCTTTGGCTTGTTGATGTTGAGAAGCCTACCGAAGTTCTCACTCACCTGCTCTGGAAGACCTTGCCATCCGAAAGCGGAGTAGCCATGCTTTGCTTTTCTGGCATCGCTCCTTCTCTTCTGCCTAACATTCATTGCCGCAACCTCTCCCTTTCCACCAGAGAGTCGTGCGTTTCGCGCCATCTTCCTCTTGAAGGAACGCTTCATGAAGTCCGCGACCTCTGGCTTCATGTCGTTGTCGGACTGAATTGCCTTGCGGGTGATTCTCAACCGCTTTGCCTGATAGCCCTCGTTCACTTTCGCTCCAGTCACCTTGGTTCCATCGGGCATCTTCCAGTATCCCTTCGCAGCCTTTCCTGGCTTGCGTGGAGCGGTAGAGACCCAAACGGCTCCCTTCTTCTTGGCTTCCTTCACCCTTGCTCTTCCCGCAGCATCGATCCTCTTCCATGCATCCCGCATTTCACCTGTGTAATCCGTGGCTTCCTTGATTGGCTTCGGATCGCGGGGAGACTTCTTGCCGTCTTCCCTGCTGCGGATGGACTTGCCGACGAATCTGCTTCTTCCTAGCATCGCAGGAACATTGGCATAGTAACCGCCTGGATCATTGATGGCATCTCTGACTGACTCAGGATCGGTTCCACCCCTGCGCAGCATTGCAGCCTCTCTGGCTTTCATCCTTGTAGCATACCTGTCTTCGGCATTCTTGAGCGTAGCGTAGTCCTTGTTCGGATTGATTCCTGCCAGTGCCTTGATAATCTTGGACCGAGTCGCTTCAGCGATCTTGTCCTTGGAGACGAAGAGACGGGTCTCGGAATCCCTTCCTTCTGGGCTGATGGTCTTGAGGTGGTTTAGGAACAGGTTGTTCATGCTACTCCCTTCGAGCGCAATGCTGCTTGCTTCTTTGCTTGTGATGCGGCACGGTAGTCAAGGACTTTCTTGGGTATTACATGTTTGGCTCTGTATCCCTTGGTGATCGGACCCATGGAACCGGTCGCTTGGTGCGGATATGATCTATTTGCCCTTGTATCGTCGATGCGGGGATTCAGTCCTGTCTTGAGTCGTTCCTTCGTGAGTTTCTTGAGCCTCAGTTTCTGGACTCGTCCATGAGCCTTGATGACCTTTCCGTCCACGGTGGTTCCGGTGCGCTGCACGGCATACTTCCTAGCCTGTGCCTCTGCCTTCCTTGCCCTTCTCAGTTCCGCTTCACCAGCCTCCATGACGGGCTGTTCGCTCAACCTTCCGGCATACGCGGCTGCGCGGTCTCGCCACCCGCTCCCTCGTCGAACTTTACCATGATCGCCTTTACGGGGCTTCCTCTTGAGAACCTTGCCTCCCTTGCCATGAACCTTGTCGGAGTCTCGTTCTTTCTTCCAGTCGTATTCGGTTCTATCCTTCAACCAAAGGGATCCTAAAGATGGATGCAATGTCTTGCTAAGACTGTGGACGCGCCGTTTCCTGTTCTTCCACTCCTTCTCTCTCGCTGGAGTGGTCGCCATCTCGTCCAACTTCTCTTCCTCCTTGATGTTGCCCAACTGCTCCTCGGCATCCTTCTTGTTCTCAAGCCAGGACTTCATTGCCTTCTTGTCGCCCTTCTTGTATGCCTTGCCGATCTCCTTCTTGGAACCCTTGACTGCCTTCTTGAGTTCTCCCTTGGAGTGGGCATAGGAACCCTCAGCCAACTGACGGTCGTGGTCGAAGATGCCCTCGACATCTTCGCTCATGGCATCGGTTGCCCGCTCTATTCCCTTGAGGCGGTTCTGGATCTTCTTCTGCGACCTCTTGAAACGCCACCGGCTAACATCGTCGAAATAATTGATTCTTTCGTGCTTGCGTGCTGCATTCACGGCATCCTTGGAAGCCTTCTTGATGTAGTTCCCATAGGTCTTCTTGCTCAACTCGTTCAACTGACGGTCGTGGTCGAAGATGCCCTCGAGTTGCTCGTTCATGGCACGGGCGAGGTAAAGACGCTGCTGGATGTTCGGTGATCTCATTTCATTCTCCTGTAGTTCCTGATATCTATGATTTCCTAGGGTGACGGATCACCAGGTGCGAGTGCATCGCCGCTCCATGTTCTCCACGGAACCTCTGCGATGCGGGAAGATAGCCAGGCGTTCCCTTGGATCGGGGTATCTTCACCTCGGATGCCCATATCTGCTTGTCTGGCACATCATGTGCGGGAACCTCCTTGCCCTGCGAGACATGGAAGACCTT